AAAATCTTTTCTTTAATTACAGCTATGTCTTGTTGCATTTTTGCAACAGCATCAGCTTTTTTTTCAACAGCTTCTAATCTCTCTGACCACATGCCCCAGGTGACACTTAAAGACGCCACTATACCTATTAACCAAATTATGTCTTTTCTAGTAAATTCCATTATGCTATCCTTGATAATGCCTCATTAAAATTAATTAAGTTAGGATTAGCTATACCTTGTTGTGCGTAATTTGACAAATTAAATTGTGGAAAATTACTAAAGAGGGAGGGTGCAGCACCCTGAACTAATACTGGTTGTGTTGGAAGTCCTGTTGTTGTGGGAAAAGGCACCACAGGTGCTGAGGGTATTCCAGGTGATGGCACCACCACTGGAGCCTCCGCAACAAAATCATCATCTGGTCCTTGCCTGTTTGCCATGAAATCTCTATTAATTTGTGATCTAAACTCATCTAATTGATATTTTTGCATTTCAGGTGTAGACATCATTTGATTAAATAAATTAGGATTATTAGCCACCGAGGCTGCAAAATTATCTAGTTCTTCTCCTGTTAATCCTAATACATTTCTACCATAAAAAAGTCCACGCACACCTTGAGGGCTGCCTCCAGCTATAAAGTCAAGTCCTCTAGAAAAAAGTTGAGCTCCTGGTAACATGCTAAAAATACCAGTCATAGGTGGTCTGTCAAATTTAGTCATACCCTCTTTAAAAGTGTCAGTCGCTATGTTTTGTAAAAACTCACCACCTGGTCCTGAACTTCTAATTTTACCTTGCCTTATTAAATCACCTGCAATTGCCTCTAATATATTTTTACCTATTAAATCTTTATCACTGGACGATATGAAAGTGCCTAGTCCTGTGTTAATACCTGTTCTTAATTTAACAATATCTGAAGCGTCAAGGCCGTATTTAGCCATTAAATTTTTAGTTTTAGTGCCTCCAGTAAATAAACCTTCTTGAGCAGCACCTTTTAAATCTTCAATGAAGTCAGTTGTTTGTCTGCCTCCTTGACCAACAAGACCTACATTCTCAGCAGGCTTATCTTTTCTTTTTTGTGCATCATCTAAATCCTTTATAATTTTTTCTCTTTCTTTCTGATTATTATCAGATTTATCTCTTTGAGGTCTGCTAAACTTTTGTTGAAATTCTTTTTGAGCTTTACTTAGTTTCCCTCTGCCTGGTCTTGTTATACCTTTTGGTGCCATTATATTACCCTTTGCATAATTTTACGTGAGTTCATAATACCACCTTTTGAGGCAAATGTAATCTCACCTGGTCTGTTAAATAATTGTCTTCCACGTTCCATGGTGTTTGGATCAGCTGCCGCCACATTCACGGGAGAAGTAAAAGCACTGGCTAATCTAGAGGCTGAATTAACATTTGTATTAAAAGACAAAGGTTCAACGACACTTGCACCACCTCCACCCTCACCACCGCTACCTGAAACGGGTGGAGAAACAGTGACATCTAATGATTGTTGATTTGTTGGGGACACATCAAAAGTAGAGGATCTTTGTTCATTTAATTTTTTATTATACTCTTTATCCTCTTTAGCTCTGATCTCATAATCTTCTTTTGCTATATTAAGTTGATTAATAGCAATTTTTTTAAGTTCGGGCTCATTTTCAAACTCTTCACTAACTAAATTAAAAATTTCTCTAGTGGGTATTGCTATACCTACAGTTTTAGGTCCAATTGCAGGTATTTGTTTTGTGCTTGTCAACCACGCTCTTCCTATGGGATTTGATAAAATTTTAGCTGCAATGCGGTATTTAATTATTGTTCCTACATTACCAAGCTTTAAATTAGTTAATTGATTTATAATACTACCAGATACTAAACCACCAGCGGAAGCGGCAACGTCTTGAGTTTTTCTACGACCCGCTTGAACACCAGCGACGTCCTCTAAAAGTTCAAGAGCTTCTTTACCGATTATAGCTGTTAACTTTTGTTTAGCTAAAGCTTCGTCTCCACCACCAATTGAGTACAATGCTTTATATAAAGTAGGATGAGGAGGTGTTTGACCTGTCGCAAATTCTTTTAAAATTAAATCAGCATCTGCGGATCTACCAGATTCTAAAATATCCTGTATAACTCTTTGTGCTATTTTTTGTTGAAGTTCGGGAGAAAATTTACTCATGATCTCTGTTATTTCTTTTGGTGTAGCTGTTCCTACAAAATATCTAGTAAACTCTGCAGGGTTCATTTCTGACTCACCTATAGAATTTTTTAAAAAAGGTTTAATAATTTTATTTTTATAATTTTTAGCAGCTGCTTGCTCTAAGTCATAAATTTTTTGTAATTTTTTTACTAAAGAACCTTTCATATTTGAAAGCTGTTGTATGTCGATTACACCTCTTTCTGCGCCTATAATTTTTAAAAGGTTATTTACTTTTTTAAAATCTTTTCCAAAAATAATTTTTTGAACATCTGTAGGTAACTGATTTATTTGATTTAATAATGTTTCAGGATTAGTAAAATCATCTCCTAATGAGCTTCTTGATTTTCTTAACATTTCATTAAATGCAGCTGATTTTGCATCTTGTAACACATCACCAAAATCTTTTCCTAAAGCTTTTTCAAACACTCTAAACGTTGCTAAATCTCCATTCATTAGGGCGGGGACTAAAATATCTTTAGCTTGAGCCTTGTTATTAATAATGCCTTTTATTACAGAAGTATTAAATATGTTACCTTCATTAGCTATAAAGGCTTGCATATCGTTATATTGTCTAAATATTTTTCTTTTATTTACACCCTCTCCCATAGATTTTAAAGCCCCTGCCATTTTTTGATCTAAAGATTTTATTACTTTCATAATATCTAAATCAGCTTTTGTAGGTGATGTTGCGTTAGTTAAACTATCATTTAAAATATTTTTGTAATTAAAAGCTTGCTCAAAAGTTAAATTATCTAAATTTTTTAAATCATCTAAAACACCTTGTAGTTGTTGAGGTATAATTGGTGTTGTAACCTCTTCTTGCCCATAAGCCTTAGTTTTAGTAGGATATTGATTTTCTATTCTCTTAGCTAAATTATTTATTGAACGAACATCTATTATGGCATCTGGATTAAAGCCCTCTATATTTTTAATATTTTTATACATATTGTTTAAATTTTTAACATAATCATCATGAAGTTTAAGAACAGCATCGGTTACTTTTTCACCTGCTTTTACTGTGCTTATAGGTTTTCCATTTGAAGATATAGAACCACTAATATTATCCAAAGCTTCATCTGCTTGTGTTTTTACAAAGTTTTTTTCTAAATTTATAACTTTTTCGTCCACTTCTAATTGTTTACTAACAAAGTTTGAAACCTCACTACCCACATCTGCGGTTGTTAAAACTTTCATGCCAGGATAAGTAACTCGTCCATCTACAATCTCAGGTAAAACGCCTTTTGCTCTCATTTCTAATTCAATTAACTGGTTCTGAATAATATCCTTTTGTGTTTGTAAAACATCAGCTGATCCTGGAATTTTTTCTGCAATGCCTTCTACTCTTTGAATAGTGGGAGATTGAGTCTCAAGACCAGGAGTTAATTGTAAATCACCTAGTTTAGGTGATCCATCTTTATTAAAAATAACTTTTCCTTGTTGATCATATTGTATGACTTGTTTTCCTTTAGCTATGGAGGTTAAATAATTTTTTACAGCCACGTCTCCTGCGCCCGCAACAGGACCAACAAATTTTTGCAAAACTCCTTTACCTAATTTAACACCGCCTAAAAGTAAAAAATCAAAACCAGCTGCGATCGCAGCCTCCATACCTCTTTCTTTTGCTATTTTATCAATTGCTATGATATCAGCATTAGTAAAGTGTCTATTAATTATATCACTAGCACTAGCTCCCGTGAAATAAGAAAGACCAGATATAGCAGCTAAACCCACTAAACTTAATGTTCCACCTGTAGCTAATGAAGGAACGGCCATTACAGCGCCTGCTGTGGCAGCTATATTAGTTACTATTCCAGGCACCTCACTAATCATGTCTAAAAAATCTTTTCCATCAAAACCTAATTCATCTAACAATAAGTCTTTTGAACCCTCAGGAGTAGGCACAGTTATAATCATTCCTAATTTAGAAGGTTTATAAAATAATATTTGACCCTCTTCTACTAAATCATTTAAAGCCTGTAATTTAAATTGTTCATCACTTTGTCTACCAACAGAAGCTCTTATATCAGCGGGAGCACCAGACATTACATCTACCCCAGCCGCTTGCAGTTGTTCAATTGTTTCTGCTAAGTCTGCGTCTAGTTCTACAAAACCATATTTATTCATTAAAATAGGGTCTTTTTCTATTTCTGCTGGGTCTATAGGTCTGCCTGTTTCTTCTGCCTCAAGTAAAGCAGCCTCCTCTAAAGTTAATTTAATATCTCCTTTTAAACTTAAATAACGAGTATTGCTTATGTCACCATTTTGTCTTAGTTGTCTTAAATAATTTAAACGATCAAACTTACCCATTAAAGTCATATCGTTTGGAGAATATTGAAATTCTAAATCGTCTAAATTTATATCACCGCTGTCAATCGCTTGAATAAAAGAATCTCCAGCTTTTTCTTTTCCAATGGGAACAAATGTATCTGTTTCCATAGCTTCTAAAAAAAGATCTTTTTCAGCTTCTTTTGTTAAAACTTTTTGTTCTTCTTTTTTATATTCTGTTTCTTTTGTGTCTGGACCTGTGAGATTTCCAAAAGTATAACTACTTCTATCAACATCACCAGAGATTACATTTTGAATTGTATCTTCTTTAGCCATTATCTTTTTTTAACGCTCCCATCTGGATTATAATATTGCACATAAATATCGTAGTGAAAAGCTCTTAATCTTCTTTTCAGTTGTTCTAAATTGTATGAGGGTAAATCATTTCTTCTAACAGTTCCTTCTGGAGCTATACCGTTATCAAGTCTAAAATTATTGTGGGCATCGAATAAATCTCTAACAGACATTTCATAAGAAGGTTTAAAACCAACTGCCCCTGCAGCTTCACTTAATCTTTCTTCAATTAATATTTGAGTTTGCATAACACCATTTAAAACTTGCTCGTACGATTGAGCAGCATCCATAGCTCCCTTACCAGTAATTTCTGCTATATATTCTCTATCTTCATTAGTAAACCTTGAGTCTTGAGATATTTGACGTAAAACAGTTTGTGATAATAAATTAATATCATTTCTAATTTGAGCTGCATTTTCATTAAAAGGTAGTCCTAACTGAGTTATATACTTATTATAAAAATCAACAAAGCTACCTTGAATACCAAAATAATACTTAGGAACATCTTTTAATTCACCCACTAATTCAGTTGTTCTTAAATTTAAATCTTCTAACATAAAGTAAGAATCTTTTTGTCTTACTGTTGCATCATCCGCACTAGTGCCTACTAATTCACTTTTTAAACTTATCTCTCCGTCTGCACCAACAGTTAAATTTTGTCCTAAAATAGCAGGTTGGTATCTACCTTCTCCCTCAACAATTTGTTGATTGGTTACAAAGACTAATTTATTAGTTGTTGTATCCACTGCTGCTTTTGTTGTATCTGCTTTTACTTCTGGTTCAAACTCATCTTGATTTTTCAAAGCATAATTTTGTGAAACCAAAATATTTTTTTTAGTTTTTTTATGATATAAAGTTATTAACGTATCTTTATATTCAGGTTCTTTTGGTTGAAATTCATTACCCTCTACGTCGTCATTTATTCTAGCAGTGACGTCTTCGTTTGTGGCTAAAACATTTATTTGTAATTCAGGATCAAAATAAGTGGAATAAACAGGATTATCTTTAGGAGCAGAGTAATCTCTAATTTCTTTACCAGAATCTATTAATATATCCCCCTGACTTACGTAAACATTAGCTCGTAAACTATTAGAATAAACTTCTTTAAATACATCTAGCCCGTCTTTTTTTGGCATGTATCTATTACTATCAGCCTGCATTTCTTTATTAAACGCTTCTTCAGATATAAAAACGTTAATCCCTTCTTTAGTATCATAAACTTCTCTAAATTTATTTTCGGTTAGTTCTGGTATATAACGCGGTTCGTAATTAGGATCTCCTTTTTGTTTTTTAAGTTCTGCTTGTAGCATGTCTTCGCTAACAAAAACATATTTACCAAGAGTGGTATCATAAGCATTTTGAATAGCGTCACCAGAAACATTTTTTTCTGCTATGTATTTTTTTGAGTAATTTGGATCTTGTTCAGCTGCTGCTATGTCGGCCCTTACTAAAGACTCTGGAACTAATTCTTTAGTGTCAGTTTCTGTATTATACACCTCAATTAACTCAGAGGGTTTACTGGCGATAATATCGTAAGTATCTTTTTGAGGATTATATCGAAGTGTATTGTCTCCTAACTCAAAAGGTTTTAATTTTTCTTCAAATTCTTTTTGATCTTCTCTAGCCATTTGAAGAGCTTGTAAATCTAGATTTAGTTGTTCTTTCCTATCTGCTTCAACGTTAGTTCTTCTAGTCTTAATCATGTCATCAAAATAAGGAGCTGACTTTTCCAGTCCTCCTCCAAGTATTTCTAATGCTCCACCTAAACCTCCTTGATATGATTTACCAGAAAGTAAAGCGGATGACAAAGCTAGTAAAGCAGGTGACGCTGAGGCGAAGCGACTTGTGGGTTGTCTTGGCTCATAAATTTTTTCTAAAGTTTCTCTGCTTTCTTTAAAAAAATCATCGAAGGTTTTTCCACCTGCGGGTGCGGGTAATGATGATTCACCTATTCCTTGATAGCTGCCTGGTCTATCCACATATCCTCTTTTAGGTGTGGCTAATCCAGATGTAATACCAACTCCACGAGAGGATACGGATCCTCCCATATTAAACATTTTTCTTTTATAAATGCTCATTAATTACCTATGAGCGCTCCAAGACCCCCAAGACCTCCAGTTACAATTCCTGCTGCTTGAGCAATAGGATTAGTTGTTGGCATTGGTGCAACAGTTTGTTGAGCTGTTCCTGCGCCTGGTGTTACTTGTTGTAATGTTTGAGAACCAAAAGATAATCTTCTAAAGGGCTCCATCATTTGATTTAATTGATTTTGATAATCAGTGCCTAGTTGTGTCTGAGCTAATTGTTGTTGTAGACCGCCAATACCTAAAAGTTGACTAACATCTTGTTGTCCGAGCTGTTGTTGTTGAGCTCCTAAGCCAGCCATAGTGCTACCGATGCCACTTGTTAATTTACCAATGTTAGCAAATCCTGCTGCTTGCTGTGCTCTTTGCTGATTAGCGGCTGCTGCTTGCGCTTGAGCCTGCTGAAAGTTTCTAGATAAATCTTCAAAAATTCTTCTTGATCTTAAATCTTGCGCATTTCTAGCTAGTTCTGATTGTTGAATACCAAATCTACTACCACCAAATGCACCTGCTTTAACAGCCTGACCAGCTAATTGATTCTCAGCCATGGCAGCTTGCCTATCTATTTCTTTAATAGCCTCTTGTGTTACTGCTTGTTGATAAGGATCCATGAACTGCTGTGCTCTCGACGGATCAAAGTTCATCTGTCTTAGTGCCTCTGCACCTGCAGCGGCTGATCCTAGGCCCGCGGTTTGTGCTGCCTGACCAGCTTGTAAGAAAGGTTGAAACGCTCCAATACCCTGAAACGCTAAGTTCATTGCAGCTTCTTGTGTCGGACTAAACCCTGCCACTTGTTGCTGTGGTATTGTTTGTGGTAATTGTAAAACACCTTGCGCTTGTGGTGTTCCAAATAAAGTGTTTAATAATTGTTGTTGTCTGTCACTGATATACTCAGGGACTCTAGTAGTTATGATTTGTTCTTGTGTTGCCATTATGCTGCCCCCTCTAGTCTATCCATCATCTCGTACATTCTCTTTGCGCCTTCGCGACGGTCTCCTCCGCCTGCACCCCTGACTGCTTTAGCCGTCATGACAAATTCTCCGTCGCTTAGCATTGCGGGGATATCGTCACTTGTTTCGGTCCCTGGACCGAGAGACATGCCCCCTTGTCGTAAATCTGTTACTCCTCCACCTTTAGCTTTTCCTTGTGGAAATAAAACATCACTTGTTGGGAATATTTGTGTATCTATTCTACGTGGTGTAAAATCTTGTGGCTCTGGTGTTTCTGGTTCAGTCAACTTAAGCAATGCAGCTATACCCGCTGTTCCTAAACCAAATAATTTAGCAGCATCTCCTATACTCATACCTCCTAAAACTGCATCCTTAGCTTTTGCTGCTTTCTCAAGTTGGCCGAGTGCAAATTCTTCTGCAGCATCTTCAGTAAATCCTTTTGATATTGCTTCTGCTTTTAATTCTGCTCCCTCTGTTAATAAATCTGCTGTAGTTTTATCTGCTCCTGCTCCCCTAAAATCAAACTTACCTAGTAACCCGCCTTTATCTGCATCTCCTAAGAAAAATCTGGACAAACCTCCTTTGTCAAATATTTGACCTATGGTCATGGGATCTATTTTTCCACCTAGTCCACCTGATATAAATTGTCTACCAAAGTCTCCACCAAGTCCTGTAATGCCTGGACTTCTAAATCCACCTAGTCCACCTGATATAGCTCCGCTCATTCCACTGCCAATACCACCAGCAATAGCTCCTAATAAAGGATTACCAGTTGCAAGTCCTACGATAGGACCTAAGAACTGTTCTAAGTCACCAGGTATCGCTTTTCTAATACCTTTAACAATCTTTTTTAAGAAGAACTCTGGTTGACCTGTAACTGGATTGATAGAGTTTAGTTCATTACCGACAATGTATCGACCAGGCTCTATGCCCATGTCTACCATTGTTTTAAATAATCTTTTCTTTAATACTGGGTTTCTATCTAATACTTCCATAGGCACAACAGTTTCACCTTCTGCTGCATGCACCATATAAGTATCTTCATAACGACCTAGTCCTCCCAGTGAGGATACGAAACTTTTAAATTGGTTTAGTGACTCAAGTCCCTGCATATTATTATGTTGTATCTCCAAATATATCTAAGCTGTTTACCATGACAGCGACATCTCTTTTGATGTGTTTCTCTTCTGTGGAAGTTGCAGGATCTTCGACGTCGGCTAATGCTTCTTTTTCATCAGCGTATTCTTTTCCTGTTTGCGTATTAGTAATAGTGATCTTAGTTTCGACAGGTAAGACCTTAATACCCTCACCCGCTAATACGGTTTCATCTTTTTTTATACCCATTTTCCCATCCTTTTGCAATATAATAGTTTTAACATTTCCATCTCTTTCTAGCCTGTCTTAACCTTGAATTAGGGTCTTTTGCGGCTTTTGGAAACTTTTTCATTTGTCCTGCGCTTCTAGCACAGAAAGATTTTCTTCGCTTTGCAGCTTTACTGCCAGGTTTTACTTTACCTGTGACAGCGGTTTTAAGCTTTGATCCAGGGTTATCTCTACGATATTTAGCGACACCAGCAGCAGTCATACCTGCTCCAGCCTTTGTAGGTCTAAAATACTTTTTAGTCTTAGGGGGCTGTTTATCGCGTTTTCTTACCATTGATTATGCCTTGGATTTTTTTGTTGTTTTACGGCCTCTTCGCAAAGACTCTTTAGCTCTTTTCGCAATCGCTGCTTGTTGCGTTTTGCCAGCGACTTTACTTCTTTGTTCAACCACAGTAAGTATTTGAATTTTTCTAGCAAACGGTTTGTTAATCCTTTTAACTTTCGCAACGGTACGCCTTGCGTCAGCTGGAGTTGCGTATTTAATAGATACAGTATCTTTAGGGTTTTCATCTGTGTATAATCTTCTACCGCTACCTTTAGGTTTCTTGCCTGTGCCTTTTTTAGGATCTTTTCTTTTTGCCATTTTTTAATACATTCTGTAAAGTTTTAGCTTGTCCAGCGTGTGACTTAGAAGCTTTTTTAAGCGCGCTTATTACTTTTTTTACTTTTTTTCTTCTTTGATTTTTCAACACCTTTTATAACTCCTTTGTTCTTTGAAGCGTAGAATACAGCTTTGGCATCTTTACCATAAGTCTTCTTCATAGACTTCATAATCTTTTTACCCTTTTCGTTTAGTGGCACCTTTTCTCCTCTTTGCAAATGTAGCAACATTAGTTGGCTTACCACCAACTCCTTGTGCTTTTGATCTCTTTCTAGAAACTGCAGATTTTATCTGACCTTTAGTCATGCTGGCAGCTTTTGCTCTGGGGACACACTTAGGATATTTTCGCTTAGCGTCTTTCTTTTGCTTAGACCTACCACACTTAGCAAAGCCTCCACCTTTTTTCTTAGAACCGATGTCGACCCAGTCTTGCTTGAACCACTTCGCTAATCCTTTGTGACCAGACATTACGCTACTTTTTTCTTTTGTTTTGGTTTCTTTGTTACTTTACGTTTACTTGCCATGATCGCACCACAACCTTTTGCAATACCTCCTTGACTATAACTAGATACCTTTTTTCTATCTTGTGATATTTTATTGTAATCAATCATACCACCCATAGCTTTTTTTGGACCTTTAAAGTCTTTTCGCTTTACTCCGCTAGGATCTTTAATTTTTCCTGCACAGATTTTAGAAGCGTAAGCATTAGCATAGGCACTAGGGTAGACCTTAAATTTTCGCTTCGCTGCGGCTTTACCTCTAGGACATAACTTAGTCATTACTTTTTCCTTACTGTTTGTGCTGCTCTTTTAAATTGAGCTGCTGTTGGAGCGCCTTTGGCACCCTTTTTACGCATTTTCTCGCCTCGTTTTCTTTTAGCGTGAATGTTAGCGTATAAACCTTTTCCCATTATCTTTTCCTCTTTGGCTTTTTCATGGCTTTTCTTTTGGCAGCGACTATAATATCTCCTCTAGTAATCTTATCTCTAGGCGGATACATAGCTGCCAGTTTTTTATTTTTTACTGCTTTTTTTGTTTTCTTCATAAAGTCTCCTATCTGCTAGATATCTCTAACACACTTATAATTATGCTCAGATCATTAGCATTTTCTGCCTGAGCTTTTATTATTTCTGACTCTTTTGCTATCAGCGGAGCGGGAGCTGCCACGGAGCTGTCAGATGTATCCTGCGCCATATTTCCTGTCGCTAGAATCTCTTGAGATCGTTTAGCCTGTATTGTTCGATCTTTTTCAATAGTATAACTTATACTACCAGTATCTACAAGGGTTACAGATATATTGCAATCATTACTTGTATCTTCGTTTGCAACACGAATAGACTTAATTATCGCAGCTTTTTCTGCAGGAACTGTATAGATAGTTGTTAAATTAGTGGTCGACAACTTTGCTTTATGATTTGTATATATGTTCGACATTTATGATAAGAAAAACGAAAGCCTTTCTTCTTCTTCTTTTAATGTTTCTGGCACGTAAGTATTATTTAAAACAAATATAACTTGCTCTAAAGTTTGAACTAATTGAGATATTTGTTCTCTACTATATTCTTCTGTCGCTTCTGGTAAACGAGGTGTTACAATTTTAGCCATTAGGTGCCTCTCATTCCATCTGGTTTCATATCTAATCTAAGTGTTCCATATCTCCATCTATCATCAACATCACCACTAGATACCCTAACAGCTATCTGTCTACCTCTTATTCTGGTATCTTTTTTAGTTGTGGTTGTCTCTACCTCAAAGGGCCCGTGTGTCCTTTGTGATCCTGAGGGATAAGGTCTAGTTTTCATGGTCACGTCAACATTACCTATTTGATTTTTAAAATCAGGGATAAATCTAGAAATAGACATAAAGTTATCTCCGTCTCCTATATCAATGTCTCCTGACTCAATGTGATTTGCCATTGCCGCTCCATCATCATTGTTCCCTGTTTCGTGAAGATAGACAAAAGTTCTACCTGCCTTTAATCCATTTATTGTAGAGATAGTAGAGGTGGTATCAGCAGACTCAAACTCTGCAGCGTAAGGAACTTCATAAACACCATAGTCTGCCCATGCACTTCTAGCTAAAGTTCCTATATACCAAAGGTTTTCTGCATAATTATAAACAACTAATCTATCTATTTGATCAGAGTTAGCTGAAGCATAAAACCACATGACCTCATTATAATTAGAATTAGATGCACAAAAAACATCTTGCTTTGCATTTTCGTTAATATCATCAAATACATAATCCTGCACACTACAAGGTATCTTTTTTACTGCACCATCATATAAGAAGAAAGAATCATTACTCATCCAGAATGAGTTACCAGATACGTCAACGGCTGCATTAATACCAACAGCTCCACAATTAGAACCGATTTGTTTAAAACCAAAAGTTAAAGGTGCACCAATAAATTGCATTTGATATAAAGCTGTATCTGTCCATATCATAACAGCGCCTCTTGATCTGACCGCTGTATTAATTTGGTTACCGTCAGTTAATCTAAAAGAACCTGCAGTGTTAGTTGCAGTCGGTGTCCAATCGCTTGTTGATTCTTGATCAGACCACCTAATAAACATATTATCTTGTGTAGATGTTGTGCCTATTGTTGTTTCTGTGCCTAGACAAATAACATGTCTGTCATCACCAGAAACAATCATAAATCTTGATTTTGTGGGTGCACCACTTACTTCTGTAGTGCCTGCTCTGTTACTAGATAATCCTGAAGAAGTGTCCCAATAAAACAAACCACCATCGAACTGTAAGGCTAATACGTCTTCACCCCAGTTATCTAATGCCCATTTTGCTGATTGAAGTAAAACACCCTCACCACCAGTTAATCCTTCACGAGTGGTATTCCATGTGCTTGTGCTCCATGTGCCTGCGCCCCAACCATAACCAAACAGTGCCACTGCAGCTCCTGTGTTTACTTGATAACTAGCATTAGCTGTAGCTCCTGTAGCACTACTGGAAGCATTAGCTGGGGCTTGAATAGTGTACGTGTCTGAGCTGGGCACTGTCAAGATCTCAAATTCACCTTGTAAGTTGGCTTGTGTTAATCCTCCAACAGCACCACTTACACTAGCAATAGTAACAAAGTCACCTATTAAGGCGCCGTGACTTGCGTCTGTTACTGTTACTGTGGAGGAGCCACTGGTTGTTGCAAACTGAGTTATGTTGCCTGTTCCAGTAGAACGAATTGGAGTTATGTCTGCATAACTATCTTCAGAATAAGCGTATAGTTTTTTATTAGTTCCATAAATGGCGTATTTAACACCACCAAGGTCAGAGTATGTTAGAATCGCTCTTGTTGCACCTACGAGTGCATCACTGGTAACTTTCTCCCAACCGCCTATCTTTTCTGGTAATCCATAACGAAAACGAACGTTATCGCAATCTACCCAT